TAGCTTAATGGCATTTGTGATTGCAGATAGAGTTCGTGAAACGACAACGACAACAGGTACAGGAACGATCACTCTCGCAGGTGCAGTCACTAACTTTGAAACTTTTGCTGCTAATCTATCTAACTCTGATACCACTTATTATGCTATTGTTGACAATACCAATAGTGATTTTGAGGTTGGTGTAGGAACATTTACAGCCTCTGGTACAACACTATCGCGATCCGTTATAGCCAGTTCTAACAGTAATAATCTTGTAAATTTTGGTGCAGGGACTAAAGATGTATTCATCACAGTGCCTGCCAGTAAGATTGTTGTCGAGGATGGTAGTAACAATGTAGCCATAGGAGGTACAGTAACAGCCTCTGCTTTTAGTGGTAGTGGTGCAGGTCTTACAGGTGTTGACGTAGTAAGCGATTCGACTCCCCAGTTGGGAGGAGACTTGGATGCCCAAAATAACGACATAGAAAATGTAGGGTTGGTTGAATCAAAGGCAGAGGCAGGAATTTATGGAAGCTCATCATCTCCTGTAGAATTTACAGTTACTGTCTCTAGCAAAACATCTGCACATCCTTACAGTGGGGATGGTAGTGGTAACGCATATTTTATAAATGGTATAGAGTCACCTGCTATAACATTGCATGGAGTAGACTCCACAACATCAAACTCAGAGTATCACTACAGGTTCACTCTAAGTTCAAGCGATATGTCTAACCATCCGTTTAGGCTTTACTTGGATGCAGCGAAAAACACTGCATATACAACAGGTGTCACAACAACTAGCACATATCTACAAATAGCCGTAACAAAAGATACTCCTAAGATTTTGTACTATCAGTGTAGCAGTCATGGTTACATGGGTAATTATGCAATAGTATTAGGTTCGACTAATTTAGGTGATTTATCTGTAGACTCGATAAGCCCAAGACCAACTGGAACAGACATAAACGTAGCCGTGTCTGACAACTCAGCGACAGCGTTTACAATAAAGCAAGGGTCAGATAATTATCTTGTTGTAGATACAGGAAACAGTGGTGAGTCTGTAGCGATAGGTACAGGTGTATCAGGAACTGCCATATCTCTTGGACATTCAACATCAGAAACAACAGTAAACGATAATCTCACAGTTACAGGTGATCTAACAGTAAATGGCACAACAACTACCGTTAACAGCACCACGTTAACTGTAGACGATCCTATAATAACACTTGGAGGAGATTCTGCCCCTGCAAGTGACGACAACAAAGATAGAGGTGTAGAGTTTCGATATCATACTGGATCAGCAGCTAAAGTAGGTTTCTTTGGCTTTGATGACGATACAGGAAAATTTACATTTATACCTGACGCAACAAATAACTCTGAAGTGTTTAGTGGATCAGTTGGTAATGTAGCTTTTGGTGTTGGTACGTTTAGCTCTTTAGACATATCTGGTGACGTAGATGTAGACGGAACGCTTGAAGCTGATGCCATGACATTAGATGGAACAGCAATTACAACAACAGCAACGCTATCAACTGGTATATCAAATGGTAATGTTTTGGTTGCAAATGCAAATATAGTAGATAATGATTTTCTGAGAGTTGACGGAACAAGCATTGAAGGTAGAAGTGCCTCTGAGCTTGTAACAGACATAGGGGCAGCCACAACAGATGATATTATTGCATTAAGCATAGCGTTAGGATAAAGGAGAAAACACATGGCAAATGACGCAATAGCAAGCATACAGGCAACGGTGCTTCCTGATGAGATAGCCAAAACGCTTTCGGCTACTATGACGGTATCGCCCTCTGATGCAAACGATAAATGGTACTTTAAAAAAACAAGCGTATCAAACTCTAGCACAGATTTGATAGCAGGTAATTACACGGATTATACAGCCGTGGATGATGACACAGCACCGACAGCCGTAGCGACAGGTGACAAAGTAAACTTTCTGTTTATCAAGAATATCGACACAAACAGTAGAAGTATCTACATAGTGTTGGATGCAGGCACAGCATCCTCTTCAGCAGGTGATGGGATTACTATAGGTCCGAATGAGTTCTTTTGTGCAAGATTACCAAATACAACGGTTGCTGATATACACGCAATATCATCAGCATCTACAGCAGAGGTTTTAGTTTGTGCGTTATTAGATGATGTAGGATAAAAATATGCCTAATACATTTAAAAACAAAATAAAAGATGGGAGCAACACGTCAGCAAATGCTTTTGCCACCGTGTATACTTGCCCTGCAAGCACTACAACAGTTGTACTAAGCATAAATCTTTGTAATATCACATCAAGTCAGATTAATGCTAAAATAAGATTAGTGGGTGATGAAACAGGGCATCTTGGGTTTAACATACCCATACCTGCACAAAGTGCTTTTGAATTTATGGCAGGTAATAAAACTATTATGCAAGCAGGACATAGTTTGCAAGTATCCTCCAACACAGCAAACAGCCTTGATACAATTATTGGAATAATGGAGCAAACATAATGCCATACATAGGAAGTCAAGTTGGTTCTAGTTTTTCATCAAGACCTGCAACACAAGAGTTCAACGGAGATGGCTCCACAACGGTCTTTACGTTAAACCAGACAGTAGCTCAAGAAGACATCGTAGTCAGCGTTGACGGTGTAATACAGGAGAGTGTAGACGCATTTACAGTGCCAAATGGCACTAACCTTACATTTACAGAAGCTCCATCAAGTGGCACAGGTAATATCTTTGTAATTTATCTTGGTGCAACAGATACAAGTATTACGATCCCCACACAGAACAAAGGTAACTTTAAAAATGGTGGTATGTTTAGAGTTAATTCACAAACTGTAGATGTAGATACAACGATAGAAGCAACAGAGAATGCCACAGCTACAGGACCTTTGACAGTATCTTCTGGCATAACCATCACAGTAAACTCAGGGGGCAATCTAGCAATCATATGAGCAACCTTCTAGTACAGAATATAAAGCACACCAATGGTACTACGGCTCAGACTATTGATAGCTCTGGAAATACAACATTAAGTGGAAATCTTACTACTTCTAGCTTTGTTACTGCAAAAACACCTGCTTTCAAAGCAAGGCTTAGCGCAAATCAAACTATAAATCAATCAACTTGGACTAAAGTAAGCTTTGCAACAGAAGTTTTAGATAATAAGGCGTGGTACGATACGTCTAATTATAGGTACACTCCTCAACAAGCAGGGTTTTATTTGTTTACGCTTAACTTATTTCAAAGTCCTGGTTCTGGAAATAGCCAAAGACGTATAGGAGCTATAAATAAAAATGGCACTTACCACAGAGTATGGGATCAAGTAATAACGAGTACAGACGCTGTTCTTACTAATGGAAGTATTCTTTTAGAAGCAAATGGAAGTAGTGACTATTTCGAAGCATATAACTGGGCGCAAACAAGTAACGCTAGTGATGTTGTATTAAGTAACGTAGATTATGTAAATTGGTCTGGATTTTTAGTGACGGCAACATAGGATAAAGAATGAGTACATTAAGAGTAGACAATTTACAAGGACAGACAGCAGGTACAAATAGGTATGTGGTGCAGGTAGTTCAAGGAACAAAGGTAGGTGGGTTTTCTACGTCAAGCACTTCATTTGTAGACATTACAGATTTCAAAGCAACAATTACACCTTCTTCTGTGAACAATAAAATATATATATTAGCTGAATCTGATTGTGATAATAATGGTTCGTCAAGACAGTTAAAAATGCAAATCGTAAATAGTGGAACAGGTTCTGTAGTAGGTAGCACATTTAGAACAACATATGTAGAAGCAAGAGCTATGATACCTTACACTTTGTCTTGTTTAGATAGTCCAAACACCACATCAGCCGTTACATATCAAGTACAAGGACTAACAAATACTGGAACAGTTCAGTTCGGTGCTAATAGTTCTTCTTTATCTACAATTACCCTCATGGAGATTGCCCAATGAGTACACTATCAGTAGACACAATACAGGGTAAAACTACAGCAGGAACAGTGGCTATGCCAGCTGGTCATGTGGTGCAAACAGTACAAAAGATTGATACTGCAACAACTACCTTTTCTAATTCTGGTTCAAGTGCAACATTTGTGACTTGTGGTTCTTTGAGCCAATCATTTACACCAAAATTTAGCACTAGCAAAGTTTTACTTAAAGCTAGTTTAGGTCATGTAGCTACAAACACATCAGACCGCTTTGCATTTTTTAGATTTAGTGGTGGAAATACTGCGAATGGGGTAGGTGATGCGTCTAGCAATAGGCAGAGGGTATTAGCTTTTCATTATTTTGCGGCTGCAAATGATGGTACTTCTATAAATTTTGAGTATTTAGATAGTCCTGCTACTACAAGTGCAATTACATATGCTGTTCAGATAGCTCCTAATTATTCTACTGGTAACTTAGGTTTGAATTATTATTACCCAAATAATACAGATGCAGTTTATATTCCAGTAGCTGCCTCAACATTAACTATTATGGAGATAAAACAATGACAACAATAGCACAAGCATTAACGAGTTTAGGAGTAACAGAGTGGGTTCTTAGAGGAGAGCCTACAAATGAAGAAGAGTTTAACCAGATGTTTCGTAAGGTTACTGGAGCAGATGAAAATGGTTCGGCAATCGAAAGTGCAGACCCAAGTGATTGGGGTGTAACATTCGCACAGGTAGCAGGAGAAAAAACACTACTGCAAAGCCGTGAGCCGATGCGATTGCTTCGTGTAGAACGAGACAGATTACTGGCAGAAACAGATTGGATGGGTAACAGCGATGTCACTATGTCAAGTGCTTGGGCAACATATAGACAAGCCTTGAGAGATTTACCTGCTAATTCAACACCAACGCTAAACAGTGATGGTGGATTAGACATGAGTAGTGTAACCTTTCCAACTAAACCAAGCTAGGAGTAAGAAGTGGCGTTAACTAAAGTTAGAGAGTCAGGATACGATTTAACCACAGCTAAACTTCCAAGTGGCTCTGTCATACAAGTAGTTAGTCACTCAATTACTGGTGGGGCATCTACAAGTAGTTCCTCTGCTGTAGCTCTTGTTACTTTGGGGTCTATTACCACAACAAGACTTAATTCTAAGATTATTGTTTCTTCAACCTTACCTACACAGATTAGTTCAAACAGTAATGGCAGAGGAGTTTATGGTTTAAGGAGTAGTGTAGATTCTTATTCATCTTCATTAGAAACTCACGTTAGTGTAAACTATGCTGAAGGTTCTAATGGTTGGGTACAATTAGATAGTAACTTTTACGCATTACACAATCCATCACAAGCATCTGGAACAACAATAACATATAAAATGTATGGTTCTAAAAATCAGGGTTCTGGTGGTATATACATACTTGATTCTTGGGGTCAAAGTACAGATCATGCTGTTGTATTGCAAGAGATAGTGGGGTAAAATATGCCATACATAGGAAAAGCACCAAATCAAGGCGTTAGAACACGCTTCATATACCAAGCCACAGCAGGACAGACTTCT